GGCTCCCGAAGGAACGCAGTTCCGAAGGGTGGATGGAGCGAAGCGGAACTCTGGCGGAGCCTTCCGACAACTCACGTCACCCTATATAATGCAAGAAACCGACCCTTTTGGGTCGGCTTCTTTTCGTACACAGTACACTCCCCACATGGGAGGGAAGCCGGCGACTGCCGGCCATATTAACAGGGTCGGCTCTAAAACGGTCGCAAATAAGCCGAAAATCCACGGACAGGAAAACCTTCAGGCGAAGCACAACGACGCAAAATCGGGGCATTTCTGGCTTTTCTGGAACGTGATACGCTTCGAGCGGGAGATGTCAAGAGCCGACACCGCTTTTCATCCGGCTCCTGCCGGATATATAGACAGACACAGATCTCAGAAGTCAGCACTGTAGCACAGTACTCGCTACAGTGCTGACTTTTCCGCACTCTTCCCCGGCTCCCCATCTTGCCAAAGGCAAAAAAGTGTACTGTACTGGGAGAGTGTAGTGAGTACGTAAGTCGTTGAAAGTCAGCACGTATATATATTATATTATTCTTCTTTTCACATGTCCGAAAGGACACCTTATAAAAAAAGTAAAAAATGGAGTGCAACAGTGCTATCAAAAATTTACGTCATTCTCGCGGACTTTATATGAGTTGTCCTATACCTTTGTCGGTCAGTCCGTTAGTTGTCCCAAAATCACTTCAAATGAGAGCACCTAATGTCAGCACTAAAATCAGCACCGTAGAGCACGGTGCAGCACGAAACAGTACAAAAAATCACAGTACTGTATTTTGTACTTTGTAAGTCATTGATATATAAGAAGATACAAAGGTCAGCACTAAAGCACTGTAAAAATCGCGATTTTTCACAGGTGTCTCTCTTACATGTGCACACATGCGTCACACGGAAGGGGCGATTTTGACCCAAAAATATGCACGTATGTCGCTGATTTTTAGTAACTTTACAAGTTAGAGCGCCGTCCTACGCCAAAAAATAAAATCCTCACACCTTTGCGCCATGGCAAGAAGACCGAAGCATGAACACATGACAGTACTCGTCAAGGTACACCCTGCTCTGAGGGAGTATCTGGTCGCTGTCAACTCCGGGGACACCATCCACCCGGAGCGAGGCTCCCACCTCTGGGGGCTGATCTCCATGCACCTCCAGCTCACACCTCCGGACTACACTCCTACGCCGGACACATCCACCCCTGACGACTGCATCCGCATCGCTCTCTACGACTCCCATGCCCGTACCTGGTGCAATGACCTCAGCCGTACGATCTGGCAGGACTCCATCTTCCGCAATCACCTCGGACCCAAGGCCCAGAGGGCCATCGCCCGTCACCTGATGGCTGACTTCAAGCACACCTTCAGGGCATACATGACCGGAGCGATGAACAACAACCCCGACATCAGCATCGCCGAGGCGATCGATGAGTTCTGCTCCGACTACCGGATCACCATGCAGCAGCTGACCATCGACCTGCTCCGGAAGGACTGGTACCGCTGGAGGATGATCAACCAGGGGCAGACGGTCGCACCGAGCTCGTGGACCGAGCACTCCAGCAAGGAATGACCTGAAAATCACAAAAATTTACCCCCTGACCCGTCCTAAAAAATCAGCCTTTTTTCATGAAAAATATCGACTTCTCCAACCGGTTCCACATCTTCAGCCCCGAGCTGCTCCAGAACACCCTCGCCTTCGGATCATCGCCGTATGTTCCGGAGGGAGCCGACGAAGCTGCCGCCCTCCGCCCCATCGTCTTCTCTCAAGAGCCACAGGATGATGACGACGGCACCTTCTGGAAGATGAACTTCTCGGCCTCTGTGGCCGATCGCTCGCTGATGAAGTACAACAAGACCAGGGCGTACATCGTCTTCCACATGAACGACGGATCCATCCGCCTGCTCGGCACTCCTCAGGAAGCTCCCCTGATCACAATCACGCCGCACGCCGGAGCTCTCTCCATCTCGGCCACATTCGAGTCTGCCGAGCCTGTCACCCTGTAATCCGTCCTTTTTTCACCCTTTCCCTGTAGATACCTTCGCAGAAAACTCACAGGGAAATGAACAAGGACAGCAAGAAGATCGTCGCCTTCTACGGCAAGATGCCGCAGACAGCGGAGGTCAATCAGATATTCAGCCCGAAGTCGGGCACCAAGTACAAGGATGCAATCCCCGCGCCCAGCTTCAGCTCGCTCGTGACCCGGTACCGTTTCCTCGATGATGACATTGAGGACGGCAGCATCGCCTACCATCCTGTCTTCGGAGACATCCGGATGGACTCCTACTGGCGGTTCTCGACACGCCGGTTCATGGCCGACCTGAAGGATGCAGAGTCAAATCCTGCCATCGTCGCTCATCTGATCCACGTGAACAGTGCCGGCGGTGAGGCCTTCGGATGCCGCGAGGCCTTCCAGCTCATCAGGTCGCTCAAGAAGCCGGTCATCGGCCTCATCGACTCACTGGCATGCTCCGCCGGCTACTACCTCGTGGCCGGTTGCAACAAGGTGTACGCCAGCTCTATCTTCTCGGAGATAGGCTGCATCGGAACCATGTGCACCTTCTACAACGACGACAAGATGATGGAAGACTGGGGCTACAAGGTGCACGAGTACTACTCGCACCTGTCAACCCGCAAGAACAAGGTCTTCAATGACGCCAATGACGGCGACGGTGAGGAATACATCACCCGCTTCCTTGACCCGATGGCCCAGGACTTCATCGACAACGTGAAGGCAGCCAGAGGCGAGATATCCGAGGAAGCGCAGCAGGGCGAGACCTTCTACGCAGCTGAAGCTATGGCTGCCGGCCTCATCGACGGAGAGGCATCCATGGAGGAAGTCCTCGACGAACTCAAGACACTCACAAATCCCAATCCATCAATAAACATTAACGATTTACAGCTATGAAAAATTTCAGACAGAGACTCTCGGCCATTGTCGAGAAGCTCGGGCTCGGCGCCAAGCTCAAGGCTAAGCAGCTGACCCCGGAGGAAAATCAGAGCATCGTGGACGCGTACAATGCAGAGCACGGTGAGAACTCCTTCTCGACGGATGCTGAAGACTACCGGAAGGAACAGGAGGCAGCCGCTCGTGCCGCTGAGCTCGACAACACCTTCAAGTCGCTCGCCGGCATCCTCGGTGCTGCCGTAGAGGCAAGCGAAGGAGAGGACGGCAACAAGGGAGAGACAGCTCCTGCAGACGTGGTGTCCGCAGTCCGTGGACTCACAGAGGAAGTGAAGGCTCTCCGTAGCGCATCTATGGGCGACCAGCCTGCTGACACCGTGAAGGTGACAGTACAGCCTACCGGCCTGCACACAGAGACTCACGCCTTCGGCATCCAGCACGACCTGTTCGCAGCCAACCGCCGCCACAACCGTATCACCATCGACGGCAAGATCACAGGAACAGCGACACGCGACGATCAGGCTGCTCTCTATGCAGACACAGACCAGTACGTGACACTGCTCCATGCTCGCTACCGCCAGCACGTGGCAGCCGGTACTCTTCCTGCTCTCATTCAGGGCAAGCTCGACATCACGGCAGCCGTGAATGATCCGGAGATCGGAACCCGCCAGCTCACTGCCCGCATGGATGCCCTCATCGCACGCCTGGCAGAACTCCCTACCCTCACGGGCATCTTCAACACCATCTCGAACATCCAGAGCGGTCAGGTGCTGACAAATGTCCTCTTCGGTGACGTATCACAGGGCTACCAGAAGGGCCGCGTCCTCAAGGGCAACTTCAAGGTAGAGCCTGAGAAGGGCTACGTCCACAAGGTCATGGCCAAGGTATTATTCGAGGACATGACAGACCTCGAGACTTCGTACCTGAACTTCCTGAACAAGGAAGGATCTTCTCCTGTCAAGTGGACGCTCATCGAGTGGCTCATCCTCAAGCTCGCGGTCAAGATCCGCAACGAGCGCAACAAGCGCGCTATCCTCGGCCACTACGTCAAGCCGAAGGAAGGTGTCGCAGGCCCTGTCCTCCTTGGTGCTTTCGGAGTCGTTCACACCCTCTTCGGCTACTGTGACGCTCACAAGCTCCTGCCGTTCAAGGATGAGGACCTGTCAACCTACGACAAGGACACCATCGGCGACGTGATCGAGGCGTTCATGGAGAAGGTTGCAGAGTGCACCGAGCTCATGGACAACATGGTGCTTTATCTCAACAAGAAGCACTACGCATGGTACAAGTCATGGTACGAGAAGAAGTACGGCCAGAACAGCGACTACACTGGCGTGAACACTTCCAAGGTGCACAACTACGACATCCCTATCAAGTGGGTGCCTAACATGGGGAACCTCTGCCTGATGGTGATGACCGAGGGTGACAACATCAACCTCTTGGAGAACATCCCGGGCGAGGAGTTCAACATGTACTTCCAGCGCGACCTTGAGGAAGTGATCGCAGCTTCTTACTGGAAAGAAGGAGCAGCTGCTTCATTCGTCGGCCGCGCCTTCGCCACACAGGCGGAGCTCGAAGCCAACAACTTCGAGGACCAGGCCATCTTCATGAACTGGCCGACTGTAGCCATTGAGGCTGATGCCGTAACCTTCAGTGCGAAGAGCGGCCTCATCTTCCTCACAGGCAAGAACACCAAGGCGACAGCTCTCACGGACATCACCAACCTCAAGGAGGGTAACGTTGTCCGCATCGAGATCGGTGACGCAACCTACCCGACCAGCATCGCCAAGTCGGACAAGTTCGCAGACATCACAAAAGCATGGGCTCCGTCGAAGGTCGGCGAGTACATCAAGCTGTACAAGGATGGCGACAAGTTCATCGAGATCTCTCGTGGCTAAGTGTAACCGGGGCGGGCAACCGCCCCATATAAAACCCACAGCATCATGATCAACGTAATACCTAACATTGCAGCCGTAGGCGATCAGGACAGCCAGGGCAAGAGGATATACAACAAGGTGTATATCGTGCTCGACGACGACATCGACTACGATAAACTGCCGGAGATCACCGTGACCGAAGAGGAGAGGACCTGCGCAGCCCTCACGCTCAAGCAGGGCAAGAAGTGGGCGGAGATCAACTTCGCCAAGAACACCGCAGGCCGTACCTCCGAAGGCTCACAGGGTGACATCACCACAGCAGTGACCAACACCCTCACCGGTACAGTCGGAGGCCACCGTGTGGAGATCGACAACTTCGTGGAGAACTTCGTCGGCAGAGCTGTGCATGTGGTCGAGGTGGACCGCTTCACCCAGAAGAAGTACATCCTCTCCCGCCCGTACAGCCCGATGTTCGTGTCTGCCTTCTCCGGAAGAAAGAACGCCGACAACACATCGACGGACATCACGTTCTCGAACGAGAGCTTCTTCCAGCCTCTGGAGTACCTCGGATCAGTGACCGAAGCAGCGCCGGTAGCAGGATAGCCTCGGATTTACCTCATTTATCTGTTTCTCACCGGGAGCCGCAACTGTCGGCTCCCTTTTCATAAAAGAACGACATGGACTTCCGACAAAAAAAAGACATCTCCCGCCGCATCGCCAAGGTGCAGCACATTCCTACCTACCGGGACCTGCTCCGCTCCCGAGGCTCCTCTGATGCCAACAAGATCATCATCAACAAGGAGGAACTCGCCCGCAGTCTCGTGTACAACCTGCTCGACTTCTACAGTGAAGAGCAGATCCTTGCATACACTTCCTCCAGATCGTCAGGAGCCTCCATCCTTGAGGCCCCCGTCGCCCATGTAGTGCGCAGCATTAAAAAAAAAATTCAAAGGCTGAAGAATATCCTGCCGTCGCCTGGCAAGATCTGGACGACCCTCTGGTCAGGACTGCGGACAGCATATACTCTGACCGTATCAACTGCCACAGGGCTCTGGCAGAACTTGAAAAAACGACGGCTGAAGCTCTCCGACTGGATTATGAAACACTTGCGCAGATAGTGTTCACCTCTATCCGAATGGAGCTGTGCTTCTCGGAGCTTCGCAGCTTCAACAACACCGGCCGCTTCCTCGGCAAGCATCCCTTCATCGCACAGGCTGATGAGCGCAGCCGGGTCACATCTCTGCTCATGTCAGACCCTGACGCATACTTCGAGGAACGCAAGAATATCGAGCTGAACATCACCCGCTACCAGTCGCAGCTCAACAGCAAGAAGACGACCAAGGAGCAGAAGGAAAGGGCCCGGAGCAATCTCGAAAAGTACCAGGCACGCCTGGCACTGTACAAGGAAATCCTCAAAAACCGCTTACAGTCATGATCACCACCTACCCGTCAGACTTTATCGCCCGCGTCAAGGACTTCGCCATCCTCGGCCTCTACCCTCCGCAGATAGCAGAACGCATGCAGCTCTGCGGCGTGGAGCGTGCCCTGTTCCTGAAGAATATCACAGACCCGGATCATCCTCTCAGCAAGGAGTACTGGAAGGCACGGGAACACCGCGAGGAGGATCTCGATGCCGCCCTGCAGACGGCCTGCATGACGGGCGACCCGAAGGCCCTCACCCTCGCCTACGAACTCAACGAGCAGAAACGTATCGACAAACTCAAATCTGAACTATTCGGACTATGAAACAAGACAGACTTCTCGCCCTGCAGAACACCGACACCGACGACATACAGGCGTTTCTGGCCACCCGTCAGTCGGCCACGATACCGCAGGACCTCCAGGACTACATCCTCCAGCTGGACACCGTGAACAGGCTCTTGCATTACAACCGCCTGTCCGTCCGCAGAGCCATCGACCAGATACGCAAGGAATGGCCGACCCTAACGGTCGCCCAGGCTCGCGGTATCTACTACGACGCCATCGACTACTTCTACCACGATGACAGTGCCAGCGCTGCCGGATGGGATAGGATATACGCCGACCAGCTGGACGATCTCAAGCTGCTCTGCATCCAGGCGGGCAAGTATAACACCGCCCTGCAGTGTGCACTCAAGGCTCACGAACTGCGTACCACCGTCCGCGAGGCTCAGGACTTCAAATGGCAGGCTCCTGTGTACTACGTCAATATCAATGTCCGCCCGGAGGATCTTGGCTACAAGACGCAGAAGCTGGCCGACATAGCCCGCAGGTACGAAGACCAGGAATACGCCGCCATGATCAACTCCCTCGACACGACAGACGCAGAGAAGGAACGCCTCATGAGGGATGCAGGCATCAAGACAGTCGAATACAAAAAGATGGAGGACCCTGACGATGACCAACTCTGAGACCTTTGACCCGGTAGAGATCTACCAGAATATCGCGCAGGTCCTCGTGACCATCATCGACCCCAACAAGTTTATCGGTCCGGCCGGGCGTGCCACGGGTAAGACCACCGGAATAGTGGCACCCCGTACCCTCAGGGTGGCCGGAGGTATGCCCCGGGAGCAGTCCGTCATCTCCCACAAGTCATACGTGGCGCTGATGACGAATGTGATCCCGTCACTTCTGGCCGCCTACCGCTCCGAAATCACTCTTCCGGACGGGACTACACGCCCCCAGCTGGTCGAGGGCATTGACTTCGTGGTCGGCCAGAAGGATCTGCCGAAGCATTTCCAGAAGTGCCGCTACCCGATACTTGATCCCGAGAAGTGCATCTTCTTCGCCAACGGCCACACCCTCCGAGCTGTGGCCATCGACAGGGCTGACTCCATCGCAGGATCCTCCATCGTGCACGCCTTCTTCGAGGAGATGAAGTACTCCAACCCTGAGAAGCTCCGCTCCCGTCTCCTTCCGGCCATCCGTACCTCCCGTATAGGTGCCGGCAGCGAGGCACACAAACACCATCTGCACGGCGGATATACAGGAGTCTCCGATATGGGGCGCGTCTCCATCGGCGAGGACAACTGGTTCACCGAATACGAAGGTCAGATGGACCACCAGCTCATCGAAGACATCATCACGCTGGCACTGACGGTCAACAAGGCGGCCGTAAACATGCAGAAAGGGGTCAAAATCGCCCAATCACAGGCGAAGATAGACAAGTATAGCCCCTTGCTCTCAAAACTCCGCAAACGGGCCGTATTTTACCACCGTACGAGTACCTTCGTGAACAGGGATGTCCTCGGTCTTGACTACTTCAAGACACAGCTGGAGACTCTCCAGATGTCCGAGTTCCTCTCCGCCATCTGTTCCATCTCCGACCGCAACAAGGACAACCTCTTCTTCGATCTCTGGGATGAGGAAAAACATACATACGAGGACAGCTACAAGTACGAGATACTTGACAAGCTGGTACTCACCGAAACGATGACGGTGGACGCAGGATATCTCAAGTATTTCGACCCGATTGACAAGATCCTGATCGGGTACGACCCGGGCAACTTCGCCTCCATCGTGGTAGCACAGGAGAAGAGCGTGGAGAATACCCTCCGGGTGCTGAAGGAGTTCTACGTATGTGCCCCCGATGACATCCCCGAGCTGGTCGCAGCCTTCAACGCATACTTCGGACCTGTCTCCAGACTTCGCCATATTGACCTGTACTACGACCGTGCCGGCAACAAAAAGAACGACAGGAGGCAGAACGAGACGGACGCGAAGGAACTGAAGGCCGAGCTGGAGAAGTACGGCTGGACTGTCGAGCTCAAGAACCTCGGGCAGAGGACTATCTTCTACTGGGAGCACTACCGCCTCTGGAAGAGACTCTTGGCAGAGAACGAGAGAAGCGTGCCACGCCTTCGCATCGACTCCAACGAGTGCCCGAACCTCGTCTCCGCCATGTATTGCTGCAAGAAGGTGGTCGGTGCTTCCATGCCGGAGCTCGACAAGACTCCGGAGAAGAAGATCGCCCTGAATATGCAGGCCGGTCTGACCCCTCAGATACCGTCAGCTTTGACGTATTTAGTGTGGGGTTTGTACAGAAAATGGTTCCCGGGACTTCGCGGGGACTCCGGAAGCAGCGGAAATTTCGGCTCTATTGTGTCAAAATAGAACTCCGTGTGTTATTTATGTTTTTGCTAAAAAATTGACATCCAAGGCTATAAACGAAAAAAAATGACATCGAAATGGTCCATCTCCCGCTCTGACCCCGACGCCGCTGATTTTTCGGCTTGCATTACAAGCTGAAGATTTCCGGAAATATGACAGCCGCCCGTCCTTTCACGGCAGCCCCTCACTCTTTACTTTTGCATTACAACATCACCCCCATGGAAACAATGAACGGACACACCGCCCTACAGATGGCGGAGACA